CTCCTTTGAAGAAGAAGTGAAGCTGTCTGGCTTTGCCGCCGCCCCAGTGAAAGCTGAAGGCGCTGCTATGGCCTTTGACAATGCACAGGAGGCGTTCACCTCGCGCTATGTCCACGAGACTGTGGTGTTGGGCTTTTCGGTGACCGAGGAAGCCGTAGAAGACAACCTTTACGCCTCCGTCGCGGCTCGCTACACCAAAGCCCTGGCCCGTGCCATGGCCAACACCAAGCAGGTCAAGGCCGCTGCAGTGCTGAACAACGGTTTCAATGCCTCCTTTGCTGGTGGTGATGGTGTTGCTCTGTTCAGCACACAGCACCCCCTGGTTGGTGGCGGTGTGAACTCCAACACCCCCGCTATCCCATCGGACCTCAATGAGACTGCGCTTGAGAATGCGATCATCCAGATCTCTCAGTGGACTGATGAGCGTGGTCTCCTGATCAACTCTCGTGTTGTGAAGGCTGTGGTGCCTACCCAGTCACAATTCATCATTGAGCGCCTGATGAAGACTGACCTGCGGGTTGCCACGGCGGACAACGACATCAACGCGCTGCGGTCCACTGGAGCCATCCCCCAGGGCTACAGAATTAACCACTACTTGAACGATCCGGATGCCTGGTTCCTTTGCACTGATGTCCCCAACGGCCTCAGGCACTTTGAGCGTGTTCCCATGAAGACAGGAAGTGATTCCGATTTTGATACTGGAAATATGCGTTACAAGGCACGGGAGCGTTACAGCTTCGGCTTCAGCGATCCACTGGGTATGTTTGCCTCCCCAGGTGCATAAAGCACACTAAGGTACTACAAGAGCCCACTTCGGTGGGCTTTCTTACGTCTGGAGTCTTTTGAAGGTCATATCTTTTTCCTCTACTAACCTATGTGATGGTGTACACTTGGCGCACATCACTAATCTGTACGACCCTGCAAACGACCGCTACTAACCTATATGACAATGCACAAATCTCGAACAGAAGCTCAAGTTGCTGGAGAGCGGCACTACTTCACAGGGCTCCCCTGCCCTCGAGGGCACATCGCCCCAAGGTTTGCCTCTGCAGGCACCTGCACAATGTGCGGACGTGAAAGGGCCATGGAGAAACATACACACACCACAGACCGCCGCAGGGCGTATTCTGACGGCCCCGGTTTTGTTCTGGCAGCTACTGCACTGCACAAAGGTTCCTACCTGTATGACGCCACACACTACCTGGGTGCACACACGCTGCTACCTATAAACTGTAATGATCATGGTGTTTTTATGCAGACACCCACAAACCACATGCAGGGGAAGGGCTGCCCAAAATGCGCAGTAATCAGGTCTGCACAGTCCATACCAAAGCAAAACTCAGTTTTTATAAAAGAGGCAAAAGATCTTTGGGGGGACACCTTTGATTACTCTGAAACAGAATACATTGCAGCCAAGAAGTACATCCAGTTCCGGTGCGTTAAGCATGGGTTGCTGCTGCAGCAGACGCCAACAAACCACTTGAGCCGTAAAAACCCCTGCCCTCAGTGCAACCACATGGCGTCCAAAGAAGAAGACCGCATCTTCCGGCTGATGTCCATCTACACCCAGGCGCTGCAACGGGACCGCACACTCATCAAACCCAAGGAGCTGGACATCTACATGTCCGAGCGCAAGCTGGCCATTGAATACTGTGGGATGTACTGGCACAGCCACTTCACCGCTGAGGATGAGAAGCGGGACAAGAAAAAGCACGTCGCCAAGTACCTTGCCTGCAAAGAGTCTGGAGTGCGCTTGTTGACCATCTATGAGTCCGAGTGGCTGGAGCATGAGTATGCCCTGCGCCGGTTGCTGCGCAACGCTGCTGGTAAGTCCCGGGGCAAGCTGATGGCACGCAAGTGCGAGCTGCGCAAGATAGAGACCTCTGAGGCACGGGTGTTCTACAACAAGTACCACCCNCAGGGCGGTGCAGGCGCCGGGGAGCACTATGCCTTGTTTTGGAAGGGGAAGATCGTGGCCTGTATGCGCTTCGTCTTGGGTGCCAATGATCGTGGCACGGGTGCCGCAAAACGCACATGGACCTTAGGCCGCTACGCCACCAGGATCACGGTGGCAGGTGCTGCATCTAGGCTGTTCAAAGCATTCCTCACAGAGTTCAACCCAATAGAGGTCAAGAGCTTCTCGGACAACCGCTACTTTGATGGTGGCATGTACACCCAGCTGGGCTTTGAGCTCGAGGCAGACGTGGCCCCGGACTACCAAGTGTGGAGCCCCAAGATCGGGGTGCGCCCAAAGTCCCACTACCAGCGTCGTGTGCTGCCCAAGCGCTTGTTGGAGCACGGGGTAACAGACAGCTTCGATCCCGAGACGGATCCTAGGACAGAGCAAGACATGACCTTTCTGATGGGCGCTGGTCGCATCTATGATTGTGGTAAGAAACGGTGGGTATGGACAGCTTCCTCAAATAAGTGACATAATCACGCAACCCCGGAACTCCGGTGTATCTGACGGCTCCGGGCCGACAACATGCAGACAGATACACCTCAATGCATGTAAGGAATCATCATGGGTAGCACTACCTTCTCCGGCCCCGTAAACTCAGACAACGGTTTTGTGGGCTCAGTTCAGCTCCCTACCTTCACGGTGGCAAGCGCGCCAGCAGCAACGGGCCTGACGGGCACAAGCATCTTTGTCTCCAACGGCCGCGCAGGCGCCCCCACAGTGGCGGTCTCAGACGGCACCAACTGGATCTCTTCGGCCGGCGTCACCATCGCTGCTGCTTAAGGGGTGTCACATGAACAAGCTGTTCAAACCCGCCTCGGCTGAAGAACTGGCCGCACGAGGTATCTTTCCGCATAAGCCTGTGGATCTTGTCAAGCACGTCGTTGCAAAGGTCGTAAAGCCCAAGAAGGCTTCGACCAAAGGGGCTGTCCTGTGAGTATTCAAACAGACGTCAAAAGCGTACCCGTCACAGTCACCGCGATCGTGTATGGGGCCAGGACTCGGCTCAAGGGTATGCTCGTTATGCCAGGACTCGCTAATGGATCCGTTGTTGTTCGAGATGGGGGTGCCTCGGGCGAGGTGCTGCTTAACATCCCGACGATCGGAGGCGAGTCTACGTTCCCTGTGAACATTCCGGGTGAGGGTGTCCTTTGCACGGTAGACATACACGTGACGCTCAGCAACGCAACGGCCAACGTGTTCCATGGCTAAAACACCAGCCTGGACCCGCAAGGAAGGTAAGGACCCCAAGGGGGGTCTGAACGCCAAGGGTCGAGCTAGCTACAACAAAGCGAATCCAGGCAAGCCGGGGCTGAAGGCTCCTGCTCCAAAACCTAAGACGAAGAAAGACGCAGCGAGGAAGAAGTCTTTTTGTGCGCGTATGTCAGGCATGCCCGGACCCCTGAAAGATGAAAAAGGACTGCCGACTAGGAAGTCGCTATCTTTGAAAGCCTGGAAATGTTGACATGGAAATTACACTTTGGAATGCGCTACTCACAGTGGTCATTGGTGCCGTGGGCTGGGTGATACGTGATAAGGCCGCAGAGCTGCAACGAGTGTCTAATCTCCTGAATAAGACGCGAGAAGAGTTGCCTCGGGACTACGTGACTAAGGCAGAAGTGCACGCAGACATCAATAGGGTTATAGTACGGCTGGAGGCTCTAGACGCCAAGCTGGACAGACTCATAGAGGCTAAGTTTGTCCTCCGGAATCCTTAAGGAAATACACAATGGCACACAGTAAATTTGGTTCTGCTTTTGCAGCCGCTCGCAAGGCGGGTGACAAGACCTTTGAGTTCGAAGGTAAGAAGTTCACCACTGAGACGAAGGACGACCAGCTTAAAGCGTCAGAAAAGAGTGGCGCGAAAGGTAGTCGAGGTGGTCGAAGCGGCCCCACTGCAAGAGATCTTGAGAAGTTTAATCAGTCCGAGCAAGGCCAGTTCCAAGCAGCTCAGGTAGCGGCCAAAACCCCTGAGGCAAAAGCAGCACGAGAGCAGCAGGCGAAAAATCAAGCGCTAGGAGGTGTGTACCCTGAGATGATGCTTGGCGGCGCAGGTATGATGAGAATGGCTGCGGGTCGTGCTGGTGCCAAGGCTGCTACAGAGGCAGCGCCCAAGGTAGCTTCTAAGGCTGCGGAGCAAGCAAAAGCCTTAGTTGCGAAGGACCGCCGAATGGCTGAAATCCCGAACCGTCGCGCAGCCAACGCACAGCAAGCAAAGGACAACGTCGCTAATTTCCGGGCAAAAGAAAGCGCTGACGAAGGTGGCAAGGCAGTAACCAAGAGCCGCACCAAGTTCAATGACGACGAGGTGGGTGTCGAGTTTAAGCGTGGTGGTGATGTAAAGAAGAAGTCCTCCAGCGGCTGCGCACGTGGTGATGGTATTGCCATCAAAGGTAGAACCAAAGGTCGCATGACATGAAAAACATACTAGGATCACTGTCTCCAGCATTTGGACTTATGTCCGGTGAGGGTGCATTTGGTAAAGTGGCAGATGCAGGTCTCGGCGGGATTCTTCCTACGATCTTATCGGAGAGACGCCGTCGTAAAAAAGAAGACGGCTCAGAAGATGATGGAAAAGCATCGCGGCGTATGAAAAAAGGTGGCCGCGTACGGGGTGATGGTATCGCCATTAGAGGCAAGACAAAAGGGCGCATGCTCTAATCTTAACCATGGCTGAAACTGCAACAAAGACAGACCCCGCCAAGTGGGAGCGGGCTAAGAAAACAGCCAAGGCTAAGATGGGCGGCAAGCACAGCGCGCGCGCCATGCAAGAGGCCACACGCATCTACAAGGCCGGGGGTGGCGGATACTCCGGGGCTAAGTCCTCGAGCAACAAGTTATCAAAGTGGAGCAAGCAAGATTGGGGCACCAAGTCTGGGAAGCCATCTACACAAGGCTCAAAGGCTACAGGTGAGCGCTACCTGCCCAAGAAGGCGCGAGAGGCGCTCAGCTCGTCTGAGTACGCTGCCACCACCAAGGCCAAGCGCGAAGGCACCAAGGCGGGCAAACAGAACGTACCGCAGCCCAAGAAGATTGCAAAGAAGACCGCAGCCTTTCGAGATTAATCAACTAAAGAGATGCCATGGCCACCAAGAAACCAAACCCGTTCCTAGAGATGATCGCTGCTAAGAAGGCGGACAAGCAGGGTGCAAAGCCTACCAAGGGCGGCAAGCCCACCAAGGGCGGCAAGCCCACCAAGGGCGGCAAGCCCACCAAGGGCGTAAATCCGTTCGCCAAGAAAGCAGCAGCGCCCAAGAAAGGCGTGAACCCCTTTGCTAATATGAAGAAGTAAACTATGTATACATCAGGTACATCAGGTACATCTAGTTTTAACCTAGACCTCGCCGAAATACTCGATGAGGCCGCGGAAAGATGCGGGTACGAGTTGCGTTCGGGATACGACTTCAAGACTGCGCGACGCAGTCTAAACCTGTTGTTTGCTGACTGGGCTAACCAGGGGCTCCACATGTTTACTTTTGAACAGCTCAGCATTGACATGATACCGGGGGTCACTACCTATGATCTGCCGGTAGACACTGTGGACATCATGGACGCCGTCATTCGCACCGGTACGGGC